AAATACATTGACATTCTCAAATAATTTGGTGGCGTATATAATATTCCTCCTATTCTAATTGAGTCTTTTTTTATTGAGTTATATATTCCTTTAGGTAATAATGTTATATCTGCAACTGGTATATAATTCACAAATACCTTATATGTGCCGTGATGTTGACCAGACTTAGCTTCTACGTCTGTGAAACCTTGCTTGTAATAAATGTTTGCTAATTCTTTTGCATCTTCCAACGCATTTGTTGTGAAGAAGTCATAATCTGGAATCTCTGCTTCTTTGTTATAAAATTGGTCTTCTGAAGGCAAAATATTATTAATAGCAGTTCCGCCGTAACATATTAAATTTTTACGTTTAATAAAATCTTCTACTATTTGTATTATTTTTTTTATATCTTCCGAGTTAACAATACGTTTTCCCAATTTTTCTTCAGCTTTGTCAACAGACATACGTAATATTGCTAATTCACAATCTGAAAAAGATAAATCTTTACAAATATTTTTGTTTTTCATATAATAATCATATAAAATTATTATATAAAAACATATATAAAATAATGTATTAATATGGAAGATAAAACAGACTTAATTGAAAATAATAAATTAAAGCTACAATCCTTAAATTCAAAATGTATTTCTAGAAGATTGCAACGCGAGTTTATTAGTATGTATAAGTTATATGATGAAATTCAAATTGAAGAAAGTCTAACCACTGAAAACTTTATTAACGTTATTGTTTATGAATTAGTTGACAATAAAATAGTTTGTTATAAATTTCTTATTAAGAATAATTATCCTTTTGTTTGCCCTACAGTTTTTTTAAATAATCGCACTTATAAAAGTTTTTTATACGGTAAAACAAAATATGAAGATATTCACTTAAAAAAAATCGCAGGGTTAACCTGTCTTTGCTGTAGGTCTCTTACTTGCACAGACAATTGGTCACCGAGACACACATTAACTAATATAATAGATGAAATTAAGTATTATAAAAAAATTAAAAAAGGTTTGGTTTTAAAAATAATAACTGACAAAATTAAATTTAAATACCTAATTGAAGATATTGATTTATTTACCTGGGTGTTTTAACGGTTGCTCTACTTGTTCATGAACAAGAGTTGCATTTTCAACTACTACTTTATAAAACTGCGACTTTGGGTAAATAGTTTTACAACCATTGCATTGACATTCAGTTTCATTAATTATGTGAAATCTTCCGGCTATATTTGATAATTTTCCCGACTCCTTACACTTAGGACATCCATAGTTGACTGGTTTTTGTTCATACAGCTTAGACATTCTTAATCCCATTATATTAAATAAGTTATAATATAATGTTTAAATTATTTTGTATTATAATTTAATTATTCAACTATATTTAAACGCTAAAGTTGTAATAATCACTACTTACATTTCGAGTAGCATATGAGTAAGCTGGGTTTTGTGGAGTGGGAGAAGGAATTGTAACCGGGGTATATCTTAATTCAGCAGGTTTTAGACAAAATGCGTAGTTGCAAGTATCAAAAAACAAAGCATTTTCCATAAGAAAGTTGTCGACCATTTGATAACGCATAGCCACCATTTGACATCCTGATGCTCTACATAAAAATCCACTTGGGTTTGTTGGATTTATACCTGCATCTGGCATCACAATTGTCATAGCTCTTTTATTATATTCGGTTAATTCATTTATATCTGGACTATTTTTAACATTATAGTAATCGGATGCTCTCATAAAAATAGAATTGCTTGTTAAATTTACATATTCTAAAAAGTCTTGGTTTTCCAAAAAAGAATTATTAATTTTGTCAACAATTACAATTATTTTATTTTGAAATGTCAATAAGGGTAGACTTCCTAAATTTTTTCCATAATTTTCGAAACTATAATCTTTACCAAGCATTATTGAATCGTATGATTTAAATATATTTGCCATATTTGAGTAGACTTCTTGATTATTACTTTTAATTCTTAAGTGAATAATTATAGGGTCTGTAGGATTTGGACAAGTTCCACCTGCAAAAGCATAACCTTGAATTGTACTCATTACATCTCCAAAACTAACGCTATTAAATGTTTCTTTTACATAATAATCATCTGTAGTGCTTGTTGCTACAACGGCATTATTATCTATTGAATAAATTTCGAAATCTAAACATCTTACGCCTTGTTTTAGTACAGCTTTTAAATTGCAAATATCAACGTAGTCATTTTTATAGGAACCACCACTGCAAGCATTATAAGCTGTTTTAATATAATAGTCATATAAGTTACCACTGCAATCAGGGTCATTAGCTGAAATAGGTTTTAAATTCCCGTCTACACTTGGATATAAAGTATTCATATAATCGCATTCACTAGCTTCTAATCTCCTAAGGTAAATTATGTATCCAACTATTATTATCAAAAGAATGAAAATAAATGCTAGTATAATATAGCTTTGAAAATCCTCATTCAAATTTTTTATAGCGCTTAAATAGTTATTTGAATTAGTTGACATTAGTATAATATATTATATTATTTTAAAATAATATATTTAAAAACCAAAAAAGTTAAATAATATTTATATGTATATATAAGATATGGCTGGTGGTTTGATGCAACTTGTAAGCGAAGGACAACAAAATGTAATATTAAATGGTAATCCTGAAAAAACATTTTGGAAGTCAACATATTTAAAATATACCAATTTTGGTAAGCAAAATTTTCGTTTGGACTTTGAAGGGTCTCCTACTATAGGAATGACATCAAGTTCAACATTTACATTTAAAGTGAAACGCTATGCAGATTTGCTTATGGACTGTTACATTTCATTGACTCTACCAAACATTTGGTCTCCTATTTATCCTCCTCAATCCGTTACTAACACTGATGGTACAACAAGCTACACAGATTGGGCGCCTTATGAGTTTCAATGGATAGAAAATATAGGCGCGCAAATTATTGATAAAATTACCATTAATTGTGGCAACCAAAAGTTACAGGAATATTCTGGCCGTTACATATTGTCTTCAGCCCAGAGAGATTTTTCTGCACAAAAACTCGCGTTATTTAATGAAATGATTGGAAACATTCCACAGTTAAATGACCCAGCAAATTATGGTGCACGCGTTAATGCATATCCAAATGCTTTTTATACTACAAGTGCTGCGGGTGCCCAACCTTCTATTACAGGTCAAACGCTATATATTCCTTTAGGAGCTTGGTTCAACCTTAAAACACAACAAGCGTTTCCTTTGGTTTCATTGCAATATAATGAACTTCAAATAAGCGTTACGCTTAGACCAGTAAACGAATGGTTTACTATTCGTGACGTCATTGATTATGCTAACAATTATCCTGTTGTTGCGCCAAATTTTAACCAATTTTATATGCAATTTTATAGATTTTTGCAAACACCTCCAGATGAAGTTCTTGGTCCTACTTCTTATGTAGATACAAGAACTTTATGGAACGCAGATATAAATTTAAATTGCACATATTGTTTTCTCTCCAATGATGAATCTCAGTTATTCGCAAAAAATGAACAAAAATATTTGTTTAAACAAGTTTATGAAAAACCGTATTATAATATTACTGGTCAAAATAAAATAGATTTGGATTCTATCGGAATGGTTATTAGCTGGATGTTTTATTTGCAAAGAAGTGACGTTAATTTACGAAACCAATGGTCTAATTATACAAATTGGCCTTACAACTTTATGCCTCAAGACGTGACGCCTGCGTCAACTGCTGGCGACTATAATTATTTAGACCCAACAACTACATCTACATCTGGAATTGGTCCTGGAGTAAATGTTGACGGTACACTAACCGGCCTCTATACAACAGGAGTTTACAATCCACAAAATATTCAGTATATTTTAGTTGCATTAGGTATATTATTAGACGGACAATATAGAGAGAATACATTGCCTGCAGGTGTATATAATTTTATAGAAAAATACGTAAGAACTGCTGGTAATGCGCCTCCAGGGTTATATTGTTATAATTTTTGTTTAGATACTTCTCCTTATAATTTGCAACCTTCTGGAGCTATGAATATGAG